TCATTGTCCGGGCTCACGGTTGGGGGTGCTCCCGAGGGGCGACGCCGAAACGCCACCCCTCTTCTGGTCGCGGTCATCGCGCGCCTGGTTCAAGACCGAGGCGCAATAAAGGGCGCGCCAGCGATCACGGACGGCGTCCCAATCGGGATGCGTCACGAGACCCAGCGGGTGCGCTGGCGTGTCGTAGTAGGAGAGGGCGGTCATTGACCTGTCTCCGGCCACACCGGCAGAGCGTCATCATCCGGGCTATCCAGCATCGACTGAATGGCGGCGATGGCGTCAGCGCGGGTCAGGTCGTCAAGATCAAGACCAAAGACTTCGTTCGGCCAAAAGAGCGCGCTGCTTTGCTGGCCGGACAGCTGAAGCCAATCAGCGCCCTCTGATAGGCCCGCCCACGCGGCCTCAGGGTCAGCGAGATACCCAGCCCATCCGCCGATGCAGCAGACTGTTCCGCACTCCAAGTCCTTGCGGACGTAGTTCATGTGCACCCGCTCATCCGGCAGGCTCGCCAGATGGTCCCGGAGGATGGTGAGGCGTTCCCGGTTCATGCCGCGGCCTGCAGGTTCGCCACCGCCATCCGGCGCCGCACGCCGATCTCGACAGCCAGGCTGGACTGCGCCGACATCAGGTCGATGACCGACAGTCCGGCGAACTCGACCGGCAGGTCGTCCTCGTCCGATGCGATGATGTTGATGGCCTCGGTGACCAGCTCGAGCTTGCCATTCAGGCGGTCGGCTGCGTCGTTATCCGGCAAGTCTTGCGACTGGTCGATCCAGCGCGATACGGCGGCGGGAAGCGCCAGTTGATTGGGGTGGGTCATTGGGCCGCTCCGAGCGACACCAACTCCTGCGCAAGGGCGGGGGAGAAGCCGGGGCAAAGCTCAGAGACCCTGCCGTATTTGTAGTTGGCCCACGGGTCGGTCTTGCTGGCCTTGCCGATGACTTCATGGCGCTGTTCGTCGAACTCCTGCGTGATCTCGCCGCCCGACAAAACGACTTCATAGTCCGGTGTCTCCATGCCGGCCTCGTCGGCCATCGTCAGGAGGCGCTCAAGGTGGGCCTGCCATTCCGGCGGCATTGCCGCAATCGCGAGACGAGGGAGAACCAGGTACGGACAGTAGGCTAGACGTCCGGCGGTGAGTTGTTCCGCCTGATCAGCAATGTGGTCTTTCGTGGGGTGCGGCACGCCAATGCCCTCCTCTGTTGTGAGGAGGACTGTACATCAGGCGTACATCAAGTCAACCCGGGTTGTGCGCTACAGGTACATCCGGCTCAGCCGGACTTCTTCGCGCGTACAAAGTCGGCGTAGCGTTTCAGCTCGGCGATGCCGTCTTCGTCGAGGTCGGCCAAGAGCGCTGCCCGGACCTCTGCGCTCCCGGGATCTGCCTCAAGCAGGTCTCCCGTCGACACCAGATACACCGCGGCCAGCCGCTCAAGCAGGTGCTGGTTATACGGGATCAGTCCGCGCTCGACGCGGCTGAGCGTTGCGTGGGTTGTCTCTGCCTGGACGGCGACCGCCTCCAGTGACAAGCCCCTCGCCTCGCGCCACGCCCTCAGGAAGTGTTTCGGTGCTTTATCGGCCATTCGGCCAGACTGTTCTTCCGGCGCACAAGCTTCCATCCGCCCTCACGTACAATGCGCTTGCGTCAGAATGTACACTGTGCGTACATTGTCCTCGATGACTGATTTGCAGACATGGATGGAAACGGCCGGCGAGACGGACGAAAGTCTGGCCTCGAAGGTTGATCTCTCACGCGTGCAGATTTCGCGCATTCGCCGCGGCAAGTCGCGTCCTTCACCGGATGCGGCCCAACGCCTCGCTGGAGTCACAAAGCTCCCGGTCGCCTCGTTGATCTTCGGGGCGACAGCATGAACTGCAGGCCCGCGATCATCTTTGTGCATTTGCCGCAGTTGGTGCAGTGCGCGGCGATCGCGGCCGAGTCGATCTCGACGTCCTGGCCGAACGCCTGCTCGACCGCGAAGTCTGCGAGGCGGCGCTTGATGCCGCGCCTGCATGCCTTCTTGCCGTCCTTCAGCGTGGCGAGGACCGGTGGCGAGAATGCGCGGTACATCTACAGCCCGGCCTGCATGCGAATGACCGAGTCGTGCGCCTCGAAGACGGCAACCCAGACTTCCCGACTTACAGCCAGGTCCTCGTCGTATTCGGAGCCGCGCAGTCGCATCAGTCCCGAGTTCTTGCTGTGCGCCTCGGCAAGGCGGCGCCGAAACTTCAACCGCCTTTCGTATTCCTTGGGATCGTTGAGCGCCATGTACAGGCGGTCGGCAAACAACTCCCACTGGTCGATTGATGGCGCGGGCACTCTGCCCTTCGACCCATCCAACATCACGCGCACTCCGCACCACGCCCCCCTGAGCGTCGGGTTCATCAACTGCGGAATTAATGTCCGAAACAAGACAATTCGCGTTCATCTAGATGAGCTTTTGGTGAGGCACGCAGTAGTTGCGAGCCGATTCCCGGACGTCGCGGAAACTTTTACTGTCGTTAAGCCGACTTACGGCTCGGAGGCGTTGGCGCGCCCCCTTGCCATCTGCATTCGAACCGTTCCGGTTGGCGCCGGCCGTGTCGATCAAGTGCGTAATCCCTTTTCCAACTCCAACACCGTGTCGGGTGCTGCTCTCTTCCAACGAGGAACAGCATGACGGACGCGATGATGGATTTCCAACGCCTCGATAGTGGCTTTTCTACCCCCGACGGATTCAAGGACGGCCTTGCCGCCTACGCCCGTCGCCGGTGGCAGACCCACACGGTCAAGAGCATCGAGCGCGAATGGGACCTGTCGACGGATGAGGCCAAAAACCTCCTCCAAGGCAGGACATCGCTCAGGACGATCGAGAAAATCCTGAGCCACAAAAACGGCGGCTGGTCCCTTGCGCTCCCGATCCTGGGTGGCGTGATCGGGCACGGCCTGACCGACTTCATCGCATCTGAAAGAAGCAGGCTGGACCATGAGGCCGAACAACGGCGTCTCCAAGCCGCAGAACTCGGGAGGGCAGCCGCCCTCCTACACGCCGTTGATGGTGGTCCTCGCGATCATCCTGTCGCCGGTATGGGTTCTCGGTAAGGCGATCCCTTGGCTCCTCTCGGGGCCGGGCGTGATCGACTCATATGTGCGCCTCTGGGCAGCACAAGCGTACGTCGCTGTCCGCCGCATGCGGGAGCGTCGGTGATGCGCGCTGACCTCGCCGCGGCCGAAGCCGCTGACCACATTGCCCTGATGGGCGACCAAGATCCCGGCGCGGTTTCCGTGCCTGGGGTGCGCCAGCGGGCGGGGGCGCAAGCCCCCGTCTGTACCACCCTGACCATTCCCGCGCCGCCGAGCGTGAACAAGCTGTTCGCCAATCGTCGCGGGGGGCGTTTCAAGACGCCCGAATACAAGCACTGGCTCGCAGAGTGCGGCTGGCTGATCCGCGAGCAACTCACTTCGGTCGGCTGCGACCCTGTGCCGGGGCGGGTCGTCGTCCTGATCACGGTCGAGCGCACAAACCTGCTGGCCGATTGCGACAACCTGACCAAGGCGACCCTCGACCTGCTGGTGAAGATGAAGGTCATCGACGACGACCGGTTCGTCACCGCGACCGCGATCACATGGGGTCCGATGGGCAATCGCCAGCGGCCCAAGGCCCGCATCGCGATCATGCCGGCAGTCGCTCACACGCTCAACTTTCACCCCTCGCCAGACGGCGCGACGGGCGGGTGGTTCCTGGATGCGCCGATGAACGATGGAGAGGTTTGATGGGCGACGAGCCCGAGTTTATCTCGTTCGCGGAGTTCGCGAGGCGAACATCGCTCTGCCGGGCGACGATCTACAACATGATCGCGCGCGGTGAAATTCCAGCGCCACTCAAGCTGAGCCCGCGCCGCGTCGCGTGGCCGGTCGCTGAATACAACGCATGGGTCGCGAGCCTTCAGCGCGCGTCACTGGCCGAAATCCAATCCACAGAAGAGGACTCCTGACCATGGCGATTTCACTCGCATCCCTGCGCAAGGTCCGCGCCGACCAGCCGCCCCGGCTGCTGATCTACGGCCCCGAGAAGATGGGCAAGACGACCCTCGCCGCCGAGTTTCCGGCGCCGGTGTTCCTGCAGACGGAGCGCGGCGAGAGCGGCGACCTGGTGCTGGACAGCTTCGGCACGCTGGACACCTTCGAGGCGGTCGTTGAGGCGATCTCGTCGCTAGCCGCCGAGGATCACAGCTTCCAGACGGTCGTGCTGGACTCGGTCAGCGCCCTGCAAAAGCTGGTGTTCGACCGGGTCTGTCGCGACAGCAACGTCAAGTCGATTGAGCTGGCGGCGGGCGGCTACGGCAAGGGCTATGCCGAGGCCGACGCCCTATGGCTGCAGGTTCTGGACGGCCTGAACTATCTCCGCAACGAACGCGGCATGGCCGTCGTGCTGGTCGGTCACGCAATCATCGGCCGGTTCGATGACCCGGAGACGCAGTCCTACAGCCGCTACGACATCGACCTGCACAAGCGGGCCGAGGCGCTGCTGAAGCGCGAGGTCGACGCCATCCTGCTGGTCAAGAAGGATGTCACCATCAAGACCGAGGGCAAGGGCGAGCGCGCCCGCGCCGACGGTGGCGACACGCGCTGGATCTACACCGAGGGCAAGCCCGCCTTCACCGCGGGCAATCGGTACAACATGCCCGCACGCATCATGTTCAAGCGCGGGGAGGGGTTCACCGCCCTGGCTCCGTTCTTCCCCCAATCGGCCGTTGGCGCGGTCGAGACCCCGGCTGCTCAGGCGGCCTAACCCTCCCGAAAGGAGAATACCAATGGCCGAACTCGGCTCTTTCGACCCGGATGCCGTATCCGATGATCGCGAGATCATCGCTGCAGGCAACTACGTCGCGCAGGTCATCGAATCCTCGCTCGCCGACACCAAGGCGGGCACGGGCAAGATGCTCAAGCTGACGTGGGAGATCATCGACGGCCCGCTGGCCAAGCGGCGCGTCTGGGAAAACCTCAACATCATCAACCCGAACCCGGACGCTCAGGCGATCGCCGAGCGCGCCCTCAAGCGCATCTGCGGCGCGGTCGGCCACACTGGCACGCTTTCGGACAGCGAACAGCTGCACTTCAAGCCGTGCGAGATCACCGTCGCGATCAAGCCGGCCGAGGGCCAGTACGGCGAGAGCAACCAGGTCAAGGGCTACAAGGCAGTTGGCGCTGCCGGACCCGCGACTGCGACTCGTCCGGGAGTCGGATCCTCGGCCAAACCCGCGACGCCGTGGGGCAAGAAGCCCGCTGCTTCGCCCGAATTGGTCGACGACATCCCTTTCTAAAAACCAGCTGCCGGTCGGCCTGATTACCACACCCGACCGACCGGCAGACCTCTTCCACCCGCTGTCTTCCAACAGCATCGCAGGAGCACCTGACGATGGACGAACAACCGCGCCCTGTCGAGACCGACCGGGCCATGGACCGCGCCACGACCGAGGCCGGTTACGCGCCGCTTCCCGACTACGTCGCTCGCAACTCCGAGCCGGACACGTCCTGTGGCGAGATCGACCTGCTGACGCAGGTCGCGGCCATCATTCGTCAGGCCCAGGTCGAGTTCCGCGGCGGCTTCAATGTCGCTGGACGGCTCGAAATCATTCACGCGCAGCGCCTGCTGGACCGCGCCTTTCATGGGGAGGCGGTTTGAGATGACCGCCCTCCGCTACGAGGACACCGTCGAGCCCGAACAAGCGCCGTGTGACGACTGCGGCGAGATGGTCGACGAGGGCGCGGTCGTCCGTCTGGACGGCGACTGGTTGTGCGAGTCGTGCGCCGAAGCGCAGACGGCCTGCACGGGAGGCCGGCATGCCTGAGCTCCCCGTCACCACACCGCCGACGGTCGCGGCGATCTTCCGCCACCTGGAGCAGACGCAGGACACGTCTCGCCGCACGTACCTCGGCGCGTCCGTGCTGGGCGACGAGTGCGAACGCAAGCTCTGGGACAACTTCCGCTGGCTGTTTCCCGCTGAGATTTTTGACGGCCAGAAGCTTTCGATCTTCGAGACCGGCCACCGCTGGGAAGCGCGCCTGGTCGAGATGGTCAAGGCGGCCGGCATCGACCTGCATGATGTCGACCCCGAGACCGGTGAGCAGTTCGCCGTGCGGTTCGCGGGCGGGCACGGCGGCGGTCACCTCGACGGAGAGGCGACTGGCGTTCCTGAGGCTCCGAAGACCGTCCATGTCGTCGAGTTCAAGACGCACAAGGACAAGTCGTTCAAGGATCTGCTGAAGAAGCGCGTTCGCGAATCCAAGCCGACGCATCATGCCCAGATGCAGACCTACATGGGTCTGCGTCACAGGACCCGCGCGCTCTACATCGCCGTCAACAAGAACGACGACAGCATCTATGCCGAGAGGGTCGAGTTCGACGCCCTCGAGTTCGCAAGGTTGATGACACGCGCCGAGCGCATCGTCACGTCTGACCGTCGCCCCGCCTGCAGCTGCCCCGTCTACTTCCTCAAGGCGGGCTACGGCTGTGCTCCGAACGACGGGCTCATGCCGCAGCGGAACTGCCGGACCTGCATGCACTCAACCGCGCACCTCGACGGCGACGCTCGCTGGTCCTGCGCGCGATGGGGTCGTGACCTTGGGATTGAGGAACAAAGGGTCGGCTGTCCTCAGCACCTGTTCAATCCGACCACCATCCCCGGCGAGCAGACCGACGTCGACTTCGAGAACGAGCGGGTGACGTACCGGCTCGCGAGCGGTGATGTGTGGATCGATGGGGGCGCGCGATGAGTGCTCTGCCTACCACGCGTGCCGAGGCCTTTGATCTCGGGGCTGACCGCTATTTCACTGGCATCGCGTGCCGTCACGGGCACGTCGCCGAACGCTACGTCAGCGGCTCGTGCGTGGGGTGCCGCGAGGCGCATTATGCCCGGCGCGCACCGGAGATTCGCGCTCGCCTTCAATCTGCACGAGATGCTGACCGCGAAGGCGTCAAGCAGCGTCGAAACGACTGGTATGCGCGCACCAAAGTCGCGCGCGGGCCGGTTCGAAACGCCCTCATGCAGCGCCGGTTCTTCTACGCTCGCTCCGTGAACCTGCGCGGCCCTGGCAAGGCTCAGGCGCGCGACCTGGCTGCGCTCTGGAAGGCGCAACGCGGCCTCTGCGCCCTCACCGGACGCCGCCTCGACCGCGCAGCAGAGATTGACCACATCATCCCGAAGACCCGCGGCGGCAGCCACGCGATCGGCAACCTGCGTTGGGTCGTTAAGGACGCGAACCGAGCAAAGCGGGACCTGCTCGACGCGGACTTCATCGCTTTGTGCCGGGATATCGTGCGGAGGGCGGGCGCATGACCGTGCTTCGTCCCTATCAGCGCCAGTCCATCGACGCTCTTATGTCCTACTGGGGCAACGGCGGTGGGAACGGGCTGATCGACCTCGCAACAGGTCTCGGCAAGTCAGTCGTGGTCGCGACCATCTGCAAGGAACTGCTTGCGGCCTATCCCGACATGCGCATCCTCACGCTCGTCGATTCCAAGGAGTTGGTCGGGCAGAACTACAAGGCGCTGCTGCGCGCTTGGCCGCAGGCGCCGGCCGGCGTGTATGCGGCTGGCCTTGGCCGCCGAGACGCGCACAACCCGCTGACGTTCGCCAGCATCCAGAGCGTGTTCAAGCGCGCGAAGGAACTTGGTCGCCGCGATCTGATCCTGGTCGATGAAGCGCACATGATCCCGCCAGAAGGGGAGGGCATGTACCAGACCCTGCTGGCCGGTCTCGCCGAGACCACGCCTGACCTGCGGGTCGGAGGGCTGACGGCAACGCCCTTCCGCATGAAGGGCGGACGACTGGATGGCCCCGGCCATCTGTTCGACGAGACGGTTTATTCGTTCGGGCTCGGCAAGGGCATTGACGAGGGTTGGCTGGTCCCGCTCGTGTCGCGCAACGGGTCGGCTCAGCTTGACGTCTCGTCCGTCTCCCGCCGCGGGACGGAGTTTGTCAGCGGTGCCCTGAACCACGCCGCCGAGGAACAGGACGACGTCGTTCGGGCCGCGGTGTCGGACATGAAGGCGCGTGCGCATGACAGGCGCTCGTGGCTGATCTTCGCCTGCGGAGTGAAGCACGCGAACCGCGTCGCAGACGTTCTTAAATCCGAGGGCGTCAACGCCGCGGCCGTGTCCGGCGACAGTCCAAACCGGGACCAACTGATTGAGGACTTCAAGGCAGGTCGGCTCGACGCGCTTTGCAACGCAGACCTGTTGACCAAGGGCTTTGATGCTCCCCGCGTCGACCTGATCTCGATGCTTCGGCCGACCCTTTCGCCGGGACTGCTCGTCCAGATCGTCGGGCGCGGCACTCGCCCGATATGGCCGGCGGGCTTCGACGAGAACGACCCTGCGCACACTGCGGAGGTTCGTCGCGACGCGATCGCCAGCAGTGTCAAACCGGATTGCCTTTGCCTGGATTACGCGGGGAACTTCCGCCGGCACGGGCCTGTCGACACGATTTCACCGCCTGATCCGAAGCGCCGCGGCGGCCTCGTGCAGATCCGGCCTGACGACGTCCGCGCCAAGGAGTGCCCGACCTGCAAGACGCTGGCCGCGCTCAACGCCCAGACCTGCGCCATCTGCGGCCACGAATGGACGATGGATCGGGCGCGCCATGACGCCGAGGCGGACGATGTCGCGATCCTGTCGCGTGACCTGCGCTACCAGCCTGCGGAGGAGATCGCGGTCGTAACCTGGATGGCGCGTCGGCACGTGAAGGTCGGGAGCCCGGATTCGCTGCGCGTCACCTATTCGGCCGGGCTGATGTCGTACCCAGAGTGGGTGCTGCTTTGCCACAGCGGACCCGGTCGCTACCGCGCGGAGAAGTGGTGGATGGCTCATGGGGGCGCGCTGCCGGTTCCGGCGTGCGTCGAGGAAGCTTTGGAGCGGTGGGCAGAGTTGAGCCAGCCCGCCTTCATAGGCGTGAAAAAGAACGGCAAGTGGTGGAACATCGTTTCCCGCCGCTTCACTCAATCACAGGAGCAAGCGGCATGAGCGCCGTCGAGGAACAACTGCGCGCCGAAGTGGCTGACCTGCGCAAGCGACTTGCCGGTCTGGTAGGCACCGACGACCAGATCACCAGGCTGCGAACCGGGCTGGGGCTGCGGCCGAAGCACGCCGCCGTGCTGGCTCTGATGCTGAACACCAGTCGCGCTCTCAGCGTCGAGGCCATCTACGCCAACGTGTTCGAACATGACAACGGTGACGGCCCGATCACCGACTGCGTCAAGGTCGCTATCTGCGAAATCCGCAAGCACATCGTCCCGCTTGGGGCGCCAGAGCGGTGCATTCCAGCCGCGTTCGGAAGCGGGACCTACAGCCTGACGCCCGAGGCGCGGGCGTGGCTGACGGCACGGCTTCAGCCGATGGGGATTGCAGCGTGACGCTCCGGCTAGTTTCCTCCGCACCGGCGCGAACGGCTTACAGTCCTGACCCTGTCGTGCAGGTGGGGCAACTCGTCAGGCGATTTGACGACATCGACCTGCGGCGCACCTTCGCCCTAATCGGCGGGATGATTTCGGCGCGCGAGGGCCAGGACGTCGTCGACCGCCTGACCGTAAACGTCAGAAACGCGACTCGGGCAGCCTCGGCGCCAAGTGCGCAGAGCATCATCATGCAGCTGGCGCTCCGCTACGATGTCACCGCAGAGGCCATCATTGGCCCAAAGAGATCGCCGAAACTCTGGCTGGCGCGCCAGCACGCCTATTTCGAAGTGCAGCGGCTGCGCCCGTGGCTTTCGTCGTCTCAAATCGGAGAGATCTTCGGCGGCCGCGACCACAGCACAATCCTCCACGGCATCAAGAGGCACAAGGAACGCTTCGCGGAGGTATCGGCATGAGTGCGCACGAGCCCGTCGTCGACTGGACCGAGGATCGCGTCGCGGTCATCCGCGCCCTCTGGAACGAGGGGAAGAGCGGCAGCCAGATCGCAGGCTACATCGGCGGTTCTGCTACCCGCTCTTCCGTCTTGGGCAAGCTGTATCGCATCGGTCTCATGGGGAACCGACGCATCCTGAGCGGCAAGCGTCCAAACCAGTTCAGCCGGCACCGCCCCACACCGCCCCGCTCCTTCAGTTGGGAGCAGCGCGCATGACGCGGCCCTTCAACGCCACCGTCACGACCGGCTTCGTCAACCGCGCCGGCGAGTTCGTGCACTGGGTCCGGCCCGACAAGGGCGCGCCAGTGCAGATCAAGTTTCATGAGGCGCTGCCCGACGGCAAGCGCGTGCGGCTGGTGGGAACCAGGATCGAGGGGGTTCAGTGATGCTGGCGTTCATGGACCGCTCCGACGTCCTGCTGGCTGGCGAGCACGCCGGTCGCTACCTGTCCGGCCTGAACAAGACCGACCTCGCCACCCTGACCGCTGAAGAGTGGACGACGTTCCTGTGCATCATCGTCAACGAGGCGAACAAGGCCGCCGGTGACCGCATCGTCGGCGCGTGGACGATTCCGGTGGGGGCAGAGGGGTGAGCGTTTCGCCTGAACAGACGGCCAGAGCATGGTCGCGGCTGATGGTTGGAGCCCTTCAGTCCCGGATGATCCGACGCTTTGACCGTTGCTGTCACGGGGGCGTGGTCAGTTATCGCCTGCCGCTCTTGGTTCGTCTCAATATCGCGAACCGGCGGATCGCCGCATGAGCCCGTTCGCCTCCGCTTCCCCCGATCTGATCGCCCTCGGCTTCTCGGTCCTGCCCCTCATCCCCCACGACTGGGCACCTCATCAGGGCCGCGGCAAATGCCCGGGCGAGTACCGCTCGGGCGGCTGGCAGGGCATGGGCAAGTGGCAGCGGTTCCGCGACACCACGCCGTCGGCGTTCGAGCTCGGGCTGTGGTCCAAGGCCCCCGGCGCCAACATCGGCATCGTCATGGGCACGGTCGCGCGCAAGGACCTGCATGTCGTCGTTCTGGACTTCGACGCTCAGGACGCGGACGCACTCGACACGTTGCTGCGCGCCGCCCCCGCCTCGCCGATGGCCAAGCGTGGCGCAAAGGGCGAGAGCCGGTTCTACCTGGCCCCCAAGACACTGAAGACCGCCAGTTATGACGGCCCGGACGGCCGTCTGCTGGACCGCCTGACCGGCTTCGACACGCGCCAGACCGTCATACCGCCCAGCATCCATCCGGACACCGGCAAGCCGTATGTCTGGCTCGCCGGCCCTGTCCGCGCCGACGAGCTGCCGGTGCTAACGGACGACGACATGGCCGCGCTTGAGGAGGCGCTGGAGACGTGCGGCTGGTCGAGGGAAAAGACGCGGTCGGAATCCCGACCTCGGCCAGACCGAGGGTCATTCGTTGTCGACCCCGACGACATCTGGTCCGAGACCAAGGCGGCGGCCCTCTCGCACCTCGACGCATGGGTTCCCGCCCTCGACCTGTACGGATGCAGGCCTGCGCGAGGCGGCTATGAGGCCGTGGCGACATGGCGGGCGTCGTCCACCGGTCAGGCGATCCCTGACCGCAAGCGCAACCTCAGCATCCAGCGCGACGGCATCAAGGATTTCGGCACCAACGACACGTACAGCGCGATCGATCTCGTCATGGCTGCCCGAGACTGCGAGCAGGCAGAGGCCACGGACTGGTTGCGTGAGCGGCTTGGGCTCAAGGACGATGGGGTGGTGATTGCTTTGGGCGGAATGACTATCGCTCAGACCGAGGGTCATTCGGACCTCGACCTGCCTGAGCCGCTGCGCGGTGGCGTCGCAGCTAATGAAATGCAGCCAGTAGTTACGCCTTGCGCCGATACTGTAATGAAGGGCAGCGCTTCCGGAGACCTCCCGGACACCCTCACTCGCGTACCCGGCCTCCTGGGCCAGATCACTGACTGGATCTCGGACACGGCGCGCAAGCCCCAGCGGGCCGGCAACCTGTTGGCGGCGCTGGAGATCATCGGAACAGCGGCCGGTCGCACGTTCGGCGGCCCCACCGACACGGGCACACACCTGTATGGACTGTTCCTCGCTCCCTCTGGCGCCGCGAAGGATCACCCGCTCAAGAGCATAGACCGCGTGCTGCGCGCCGCGACGATGGGCGCGCACGTTGGCCCCGGTGAGTTCATGTCCATGTCGGCGCTCGTGTCGCGCCTGAATCGTCAGCCCAATACGGTCACCTGCATTGATGAGTTCGGCGGCTACCTCGGGCGCATCAACGGCAAGAAATCGTCGACCCACGAAAAGGCGATCACCCGCACCCTGCGTTCAGCCTGGGGCTCCAGCTTCGAAACCATGCTGACGCCTGAGTGGGCGGGGCGCGTTGGCGAACCGATCTTCTCGCCCGCGCTCAGCATCTACGGGGTGTCGACGCACGAGGAGTTCTTCCGCAACCTTGAAGGCGACGACGTCTTCAATGGCTTCCTGAACCGGTTCCTGATCTTCTCAACCCACACACGGATCGAGGAGCGCGAGCCGCTGCTGAGCAAGTCGGAGGTGCCGGTGAGCATCATCGATCAGTTGGTGGCGATCTACACCGCGATCCCGCCGCTGACCCGCGCGACCAGCCACAACCAGCAGTCCGACAAGGCCCCGATCACCTTGAAATGGGAGGGTGGCGTTGACGGCATCGCGCACTGCGCCTGGAAGGCGTTCGCTCAAGAGTGCGAGCGCATGGAACGTGACGCCGTGTTCTACACTCGTTCGGCCGAGATGGCTCAGCGACTGGCGACCATCCGCGCCATCGGCATCGACCCGAAGACACCAAAGATCACGCTCGACGATATGGACTGGGGCATCGCGGTCGCCCGCTATTCGGCGTCGCAGACGGTGTCGATGGCCAGCGATTACATGGCCGAGACGCAGAACCAGATCGAATCCCAGCGCGTGCTGCGGATCATCCGTGAAGGCAGGCGCATGCTCTACCGCGATCTGCTCCGCGCCATGCAGCACCGGCTCCGCGCCCGTGACCTGCAGGACATTCTCAAGGCGCTGGAGGATGCAGGACAGGTTGTCGTGGAAGAGGGTGAGAGGCCGGCGACCGGCGGTCACAAGCCGAAGTTCTATTGGGTGGCGTGATGGCGCTGGTCGGTCAGAACCTGATTGGCCGCACCTTTGGCCGTATGCAGGTCATAGGACGGCGAAGAGGCGGTGCGGCCCTCTGGTTTTTAAAGTGCGAGTGCTACAATTTCGCCAGCTCGCCAACAGGGAACCTTACCAGTGAGCGCAAGACGTCCTGTGGCTGCGGCCGATCGGATTGGGCGAGGACTCGGAGCGAGAGCCGGGTTTCAATCGGTAGCACGCAGGGGCGACTTACTGTTACCGGCGAGAGGTCGTCTGGTGGGCGGTTGAGGCTCATCACAAGATGCCGCTGCATGGGGCCGAACGACCGTCATGAAGTCCTTGCGCAGAGTTGGCGCGCCGAGAAGACGGGCGGCTCATGCGGTTGTATTGCAGTCGAGAAGCGGCTCAACGCCGCCCTGCGTGAGACGGCAGACGGTCAGTGGCTACTTGGGTTTGCAACGGGGGAGGTAGGAGCGCGACCCCAGCCCACCCGCATCCCGCCCATGCCCAACCCGCACAAGCGCCCCTGGCCGACGTTGCCGGTGTCTGCGAGCGAAAGCGAACCGAGCCGAACGAACTCGCAGTTCGCCCGCGCTGCATAACGCTATTTTCCCGGCGCGTGTGGTGACTTATGGTCAGGCGATGTGGAATCCGTTTGTCCCCAAACGCTCGGTCGATGTCGTCTTCGACGAGATGGAACGCGACCTGCAAGCAATGGACGTCTACGACCGTCGACGCATGCGGCCTGTCCGCGATCTCCTGACTGCCATGATGGAAACCAGAGCAGTCACGACCAATAATGCATCGTCGTACTGGGGTTGGGCCTTGAGCATTTACGCCTTCAGACAGATGCCGCGACCCACTGCCGGTCCTTTGGACGACGACGAATAACCCAACAAAATCAAGTGGTGTTATAATGTATCGAGTGTCACATCGGACCGTGACACTTGCTGACACTTGCCCCTGAATCGGGACCGAGTGTCACCGAGTGTCACGGTGCAAATGTGACACTTGCTCGCCTTATAATTCAACAACTTAACCCCTATTTAGAGCGAGTGTCACGCATAGGGGGTATGGTAGTATTCTTATCGAATAACGATATGAACATACACATATATCACGAGCGTGACTGACGCTCGCTCGACGATAACCCAGCTGTAACAATCAGCGTCTATACCTCGACCTGCGTTGGCGCGCCTCAGGTCCAGAACCGCACCCGATCAGAAGGGGGCGACGAGTGGACGTGACGGCAGGCATCAGCGAACCGGCCGAGGCGGTTCATCACACCACCACCGTTCAGCCGCCCAAGATCCGGTTCGCCGATCAGGCCCTGGCGATCACCAGGCCGTACGTCGTTCACTCGCGAGCCGACATCGCGTCCATGATGCGCGCTCATCGCATCAGCATGAAGCTGAGCTGCGAGCAGTTCGACGCCGAGGCTGGGTTCCCGGACCGGTACGTCACCAAGCTGGAGAACAGCCGCGACCACACGACGGGTGGCACGCGTCAGGGCTTCATCATCCGTCCGCCCGATCCGGAACGACCCGATGACGCCGGAAGCATCACCGCCTCGTTCATGGCCGAGGTCTGGCTGGAGACCGCGGGCGTGCGGCTCGTCCTCATGCCGGCCGAGCTGGCCGAGAAGATCGGCGCTGTGCCGGCGCCGAAGAGACAGACCAACCCCAACACCGCCAAGGCGCTGAGTGAACTAGCCCAGCTCGACGGCGAGACGCTCTAGATGCCCACTGGAACGCACGATCTTGTCGCTAAAGACGGCACACCGGTACGAAAAGGCCGCATAAGCCCCGAGTTGCGCACGGCTATTACCCTGATCGTGCATGAGGGGCTGACAGTTGCCGATGCGGCCAAACGCACAGGATATCAAACCGAGAGCCTGTCGAAGGCGCTCATCAAGCCGCACGTCAAGGCGTTCAGGGCATCTGTCAAACGCGCGTGGCTCGACTCAAAAACCGAGCGAGCGTGGCTCAACATGGCCAGACTGGCCGACAGCGCCTGCTCTGAGGACGTCCAGTACAAATCGAACAAGACGTTCCTCGAGGCGGCCGGCGAGCTGGGTGGCCCGGCCTCGGATCCCAACGCCACGGCCCGGACCCTGGTCCAGATCGTCATCAACGCAGCCCAGAACGCAGGGCATCTGCCTGCCGGTCAGATGTCCGGTGTCATAGAAGCCGAGCCATATCAACCTGTTGAGCCGCATCCGTCCAACTTGCGGACAGTTGGACGCGTTGAATCGGAGCCAGATGATGACCGCTAGGGGCATCGTTAAGTGGGCGTCGTATGGCGAACCGATGCTGGCAAGGGGCATCGGGCGGCCGCGGTCGGTTGCGGCGATAAATGCGCGATCGGGCCGAGAGGGCGGGGGAGGGGCAAATCGCGGGGGCGGAGAGTCCCGTGGGGTGTCGCCCCCGCATTTTTTGACCACCCGACCTCGTGCGATTCATTCGCAGAATTTTTTCAGCTTCCCGAACCTCCGCACGTCGGCTGCGCGGTCGGGCTTTCACCTGCCGATGGAGACTGGTGATGTTGGATAACTGCATTCACGGGTTGGCGCTGATCTGCACGGCCATCGGTGCGACGCTTGGGTTCACAACGGGCAACACGGAGGCGGGGTGCTGGGCCGTGACTGCCGGCCTTTGGGTCGTAAGCTCGTGGGTCAAGGCGGCGAGCCTGGCCCGCCGATGACCACCGTCCGCCGCAGCATCCCCCGGTCACCCACGCCCCTGACGCCTGAACAGCGGTTGGCGAAGGCGCAGCGCGTGGCGGACAGGGCGGTCGCCGCGGCGGCCTCTGCGGCGAGCGCCGCCGGTGTTGCCGACGACAAGGCCGAGGCGGCGCAGTCGGATGCGGACCAGGCGCTGCTGGATGCGGCGAATGCCCAGGCCGACGCGGATGCGGGGATCGTGCTCGCGACCGAGGCCGGCGACGATGCGGCCGACGCCATGCTGGCGGTTGATGCGGTGGTCGATGGAACGACGCCCTTCACCGGCCTGAACGTCGGCGGCGATGACAAGGCCGGCTTCCTGACGAAGGTGGCGGGGGATGTGATCGACACGGACGGAATCGCCGATGAGGCGGTAACGGCGGTTGAGCCGGACTTCGACCCATCGACGACCGCGGTCACGACCACGGCGGAGACGACGCTGGCGAGCGTGTCGGTGACCGTCGTCGCGGGCGAGACGGTGGACCTGCAGGGCATTGTCGACGTGTTTGCGCTCTACTCGGGAACGCCCGCCGGCGATGTAGCGGCAAGCATTTCGATCCTGCTGTATCGCGACTCCACCCTGCTGCTGACGCGGACCACGCGCGCCATCAAGTCGGTCGTCATCGCCCTGCCGCTGCCGACGTCGTGGACCGACGAGCCGGCGGCCGGCGCGCACACCTACACGCTCAGGGTCGCGACCAACAACATCACCGGTCTCAGCACCCTGAACTTCAGCAACCCCTATCTCACCGCCACGAGGATCAAGCGATGAGCGGCCCGTGCGTTGAGGCGGTGGGGCGGTTGCGGCGTGGTCGCGGCATGGAAACGCGCGCGAGAAACGGTGATGGGGGGCTACGTTGACCCTGCACACCGACGCTCAGAAACTGAACTGGTCGATGATCGGCGTGATTGTCGCGTTGTGCATTCAGGCCGCCGCTCTGGTATTCGGGCTGGGAGGCCTGACGCAACGGGTGACCAATCTGGAAAAGATCGTGGCGCCATTGAGCGACGGGACGCTGGCCCGGCTCGATGAGCGCACCAAGGCCATGAAGGACCAGCTGGACCGCATCGAACGGGAGGGCGCATGACCCTCCACCTCCCGACCTTCTTCGCCTATGCGCGCCGCGCCCCGTTCGGCGGCCGGCTGACGAAAGAGCAGGTTCGCGGGTGCGAATCTGTGATCAACGCCTTTGACGGCGCAGACGACCGCCATCTCGCATATGCGTTGGCGACGGGCTTCCATGAAACCGCCGGCACGATGGCGCCGGTGCGCGAGGGATCGACCCGGGCGCGGAGGCTGACCGACGCTCAGGCGCGGGAGGTTGTCGCCCACCGTCGGTACGGCAAGCCCGACGCGGAGACGGGTCACGTCTACTACGGTCGTGCCCTGCCGCAACTGACGTGGAAGCGGAACTACATCCGCATGGGCCGGGAACTCGGCCTGGATCTGGTCGGCAACCCCGAACTCATGCTGGACTGGGACGTCTCGGCGAGAGCCCTGCATGTCGGGATGCGCGACGGCCTGTTCACGGCAAAGCGCCTCGACCAGTATTTCAACGCCACGACCGACGACCCGGTCGGCGCCCGACGCATCGTCAACGGTACGGACAAGGCCAGCCTGATTGCCGGCTACCACGCCTCGTTCCTCGCCGCCATCAAGGCCGCGCGGGCTGAGCAGGCTCGACCACACCCCGCGCCCGCTGCCGTCCACGAGGCGGCGAAGCCTGACGGCGCGGACCTGAAGACGGACAAGGTCGTCATCGGCGGCGTGCTGACCGGCGCTGGTGCGATTGGCGGCATGGTGACGTACGCCAAGCCGGTGCTGGAATCGATCAACAGCCCGTGGGCCTTCGGCTTCGCGGTCGTGATCGCGCTGGGCCTGTTCCTGGTCCTGACGGGGCGGGTGCAGTTGAAGGTGCGGGGAGGGGTGTGATGGCGACATACATCGGCATCGACCTTGGTTCGGATCGCGGCAGCGCAGTGCTGGTCGAATACGTCGACGGCAAGATCGCTTCCCTCCGGCCCCTTAATATGGATGACGCGTCGGATTGGGCGGGCATCGAAGCTGATGCAGTTGTGGTTCGCGAGCGCGACACCGCGCGCGGCCAAGGCTTCACCGCATGATTGGTCTCCTCCGCGACATCTGGGAAACCGGCCAACTCGTTCTGCTGCTCTCCCTCGGCGCGCTGATCCTGTTCGCCCTGCATCGCTTTTTCGGCTGGCGCGGGGTTGTCGCCGGCGCCTTGGCCATCCTGGGCCTGACCCTTTACCGCAAAGGCCGCACAGACGGTCACACCCATACCATCGAGAAGGAGCGCGCCGATGCCGGACGTGCCGAACGGACTGCGGAAACTGAGCGCGTGCGCTCTGATCTGCGCAATGCCGATCCTGATGAGCTCATGCGCGACGACGGGTTCAAGCGGGACTGAACCCCCGCTGCCGGGCGCAGAGTCCTTCTGTTCCATCGCCCGGCCGATCACTTGGTCCAGCCGCGACACGCCTGAATCGGTGATCCAGATCAAGGCCCACAACGCCGTCGGCAAACGGCTGTGCAACTGGGTAGGCGCTGACTGATGCCCCGCTTCACGCCGCCAGATGACCTGCCAGCGGGCGCGCCCACCACGCCCTGCGTCGGCACGGAGCGTCAGCGTGAGGTCGCCAGGGCGGTGATCGCGACCGGAAGCGTCTCAGCGGCGGCTCGCGAACTCGGCATCAAGCGATCGCAGGTCCAGCGGGCATTGACCGCGCTGCGCCGCAAGGGCGCGCTCGCCGCATCCTCGACCATCCGCCGCTACCTGTTGACGGCGGCCCAAGACGACACCGCCGTGCACGCGCCGTTCTGGCAGAACCTGCTGGCGTATGGCGAACATCTGGGCGCCGAGGTGATGGTCGGCCCGTTCACTTACAACAAGGCCGTCTTCAGCGACCACGAGACGCGCGGCGGAGCGTTCCGCGCGGAGCTCCAGCCGTACCTGCGCTACGATCAGGTCGACCTGGGCCCCATCGTCTTCTGCGCCGAGATGAACACCCTTCCCACGGCGGTCCAGCCGTTGTCGGGACTGGAGGCCTACACCGGCCAAAAGTGGAGCGTCTTCCCGCACGCGAAAGTGGCCCTGCTGTCCGTGCCCACGGCGGTTGACCGTCTGCCCAAGCAGATCATGACCACCGGCTGCTGCACGATCGACAACTACATCGAGAAGAAGGCGGGGCTGAAGGCGCGCTTTCATCACATCATTGGCGCCACTTTGGTCGAGATCGACGACGAGGACCGTGTCTGGTGCCGCCAACTTAACGCCGCCAGTGATGGCTCGTTTCAGGACATGGACGTCGTCGTTCGCGATGGCGAGATCACAGACGGGCATGCGGTCGAGGCGGTGTGCTGGGGCGACTTGCACGTTGAGAAGATGGACCCGATCATCGCGGATGCCGGCTGGGGCGTCGACCTCGAGCACATGACCTGCGTGCCGGGCGACACGATGATCGACGCGCTGCGCCCGCGCTACCAGTTCTTCCACGATGCGCTCGACTTCACGGCGCGGAACCACCACAACATCAAAGATCACCACCACCGCTTCCGCATGATCCAGGCGGGAACTGACCTGGTCGAGAGCGATGTCGCCGGCGTCGCTCGCTTCGCTCGGGCCACGCAGCGCGACTTCTGCCAGACCGTCTTCGTGTTCTCGAACCACGACGATGCCCTGCCGCGGTGGCTGAAGACTGCCGACTTCCGCGAAGATCCGGCGAACGCGCCGTTCTTCCTGCGCTGCCAGCTTGCGCTCTATGAGGCGATGCAGCGTGAAGACCGCGACTTCAACGTGTTTTGGTGGGCGCTCCAGCAGGTCGACGACCGCCGCATGGACGGGCTGCTGTTCGTTGACGACGACGAATCCTTCGTCATCTGTCAGGCGACCGGCGGGGTCGAGTGCGGCATGCACGGCCATCTCGGCATCAACGGCTCAAGGGGCAGCGCGGTCCAGCTCACCAAGACAGCCATGCGCATCAATCGCGGCCACGAGCACAGCCCCTCGATCCATGCCGGCGTCTATACGGCCGGGATCAGCGGCAGGCTGGATCAGGGTTACAACCGCGGCCTGTCTGGCTGGTCGCAGACGCACATCGTCACCTATCCGAATGGAAAGCGGACGCTGGTCACGATGGTCGACGGCATGTGGCGGGCCGGTGCAGGGAGGGCGGTCGAGATGCTGGAGGCGGCGTGAGCACGGTCGTTTACCGAGACGGCATCATGGCCGCCGACTCCCGCGCCTACGGCGGGTCGGGCTCACCGTCGCCCGGATGGAAGCAAAAGGTCCACCGCCTGCCGGACGGGTCCGTCGTCGGGGTCGCGACCGCGGTAATCGGCATGGCCGAGAGGTTCGTTGCGTGGCTTGCGGCCGGCGCGGACCCGGACGGATGGGGCGGTGATGTGAAGCCCGACCTGCGGGCTATCATGGTGAAGCCAGACGGCACCCGCTTCCTCGCCGAAGATGCGTTTTTCTGGGCAGGTCCCATTGAAACGGATTTCTTCGCGATCGGAAGCGGGTCTGCGTACGCGACGGGAGCCTTGGCTCGCGGCGCTTCAGCGGTCGAGGCCGTAGAGGTCGCGATCCTGTACGACCACCACAGTGGCGGGACGGTCAGCGCGCTCTCCGTGCGTTGAGGCCACCACTGGCCAGCGCATCCTCCTCACAAGGAGGGGCGCATGCTGAAACAAATCGCTGTCGCTGCGGCGGCCATGCTCACACCGGTCATGTCAGGCCCCTCCGCCTCTATGCAGGCGCCGGACTTCCCGCTGCCGAGCGCGCCGCCCGCGAGCATCGTTCAGGCGGCCCCGCCGCAATACTGGGGTGATCCGGGCGCGTTCCTGATCGCTTTTGGATCGCCGGCGGAGGTCGATGCCTATTGCACGGGCGGCAGCCGAGCGCCGCGCAACTACGTTGTCCTGGCCTGCACGCGCGACGACCGGCGCCAGGTCGTGATGCCGAACCCCTGCCTGTACCAGCACGAGTACTTTGCGAAGCTCATGTGTCACGAGCAAGGGCACCTGTCTCGGCCCGGCCTTCCGGGCTGGCGCCACTAGTCCCGTGCGTTGAGCGTGCCGGCCCGCTACGGCCTGTTGGCGTGAACTGGAGAGCTCACGATGGCTGCATTTGACCGTGCTCGCGACAACGCTTCACCTCTGCATGCCGATATTCCGGCGCGTGATGCTGGAGCGGTCACCGCGTCGGACCTAACGGACTTCGCCTCCTACCCTCGCGCCCTTTTCGTCGGCGTCGGCGGCGACGTCTCCCTCGTTCCTGTGGCTTCAGCCGCGGACACGGGCGTCGTTTTCAAGAACGTCGTCTCGGGGACCATTCTGCCGATCCAGAGCCGCCGCGTGAACTCGACGGGGACCACCGCGACCGACATCGTGGCCCTGTACTAATGATCGGCCTGAGTCTTGGGCTTGCCGGAGGCCGGGGCGCGGGATCGAGTGGCGGGCTCGGAGCTGACGGCGGTTTCGATCTGGATTTCGGCCGGCAGCGTTACGCCGTCGCCGGGCCGTATTCCGCCGCCTCGCCGCTGACCTTCACGACGCCGGTCACCCTGACGGCCGACGGGTTTCTGGCCGACGACGTCGGCAACAACGTCACGATGGCGCTGGGCTCGTGGTTCAACCGCGCGGCCGGAACGCTGATCGTTGAGGCCAAACAGGTGACCCTGGTCGCCACGAGCTTGGCCCCCTGCGGGTTCAACAGCGGCGACAGCGCCAATCAGGCCTTCATGTACCGCCAGAGCACCGGGGCCATCAACGGCTTCGGATTCCCCGGCACCCACGTGCTGGCCTCGACCGAGAACGCAGTGGCCGACGTCTTCTGGCGCGGCGCTATCGCCCTGACTGCGTCGACGGGCGATGTGAAGGTCTGCGCCAAGGGTGCGGCGGTGCAGACGGCCAACTGGGGCGCCGATGTCGCCACCCTGATGACCGCGGTGACGCAGATCAACGTCGGCGCGGCCGTTCCCGGCGGCGCGGTGTTCGGCGGCTACGTCCGCCGCATCCGGTATATTCCGCGCGTGCTGAGCGACGTCGAGATGATCGCCGCCACGGTCTAGCCCGTGCGTTGAGCCAATCGCCCGCGCGACCACCCTCGCGTCATGGCCCGCAAGGCATCCGCACCACCGCCCCGCGAGCCGATCCGGTTCGAACCCGACGGCAAGATCCTGTCCGCGTTCATGCAGGCAGCAAACGATTTCGACATCATCCAGGGGCCGATCGGCTCGGGCAAGACGGACGCCGCGATCATGCGTCTGTTCATCCACGCCAGCCAGCAGCCGGCGCAGCGCGACAACATCCGCCGCAGCCGCTTCGCCATCGTCCGCTCGACCTTCCCCGAACTGAAGACGACCACCATCCCGTCGTTCGTGAACCTGTTTCCTGAGGGGTCGGAGGCACAGCACGGGTTCGGCGAGATGTCGTGGTCGCCCCCGTTCACCTACCACATGCGTTACGGCGACATCGAAGCCGAGTTCATCTTCCTTGCGCTGGACAAGGACGACGACGTCAAGAAGCTGCGCTCGCTCCAGCTCACCGGAATCTATTTCAACGAGCTCCAGTACATCAACCTGATGCTGGTGACCGAGGGGCTGTCGCGTTGCGGCCGCTATCCCTCGGTGAAGAACGGCGGCTGCAACTGGTCCGGCGGCATCGCCGACATGAACGCGCCGGAGAGCCTGCATTGGGCGCCGATCATGTTCGGCAAGGCCCCGGTTCCCGACCACTTCACGCCCGACGACGTTCAGCGCCACAAATGCCCGCCGGGCTGGTGCCTGTTCATCCAGCCGCCGGCGCTGCTGGTGCTGGACGACCGCCTGCGCGCGTCCGGGCTGGAGGCGCTGAATCCGGGCGACGAGGTCGAGTATTGCGTCAACCCGGGCGCGGAGAACCTGCGCTGGCTGCGATCCGACTACTATCCGAAGAAGATCCACGGGGTGAAGCGCCAGTGGATCGACGCCAACTGCCGCAACATCGCCGCCAGTCAGATGAAGGGCAAGGCGGTGCACCCGCTGTTCCGCAGCGAGAGCGAACAGAACAGCCACGTCTCGCGCAACGCCCTGAAGTTCAATCCCGAGCTCGACCTGTACGTCGGCATGGACTTCGGCCTTACGCCGGCGGTCGTGTTCGGCCAGACCATCCGGGGGCGGGTGTTCGTACTCGGCGAACTCTACGCGGAGGAGGTGGGGGCGACGAGCTTCGCGCCGATCGTCAAGCGCGAGATTCTGCGCCGCTTCCCCGGCCTTGATCTGGCGCGGGTCAAGTTCATCGGCGACCCCGGCTCCGCCATCCGGTCTCAGACGGACGAGCAGACCCCGTTCGACATCTTCCGCCAGCACGGCATGCCGGTCAGGCCCGCTCCGGGCGCCAACCGGTTCTCGACCGTCGGCGGGCGCAAGGAGGTTGTCGACAATCTGCTGGAGCGTCAGGTCGACGGCTACCAGGCGTTGATGATCGACCCGGCGTGCCGGATGCTCGTGCAGGGCATGGGCGGCGGCTACCAGTTCAAGGTCACCAAGACCTCCTACGGCGAGTTCGTCTCGAGCGACGTCGTCAAGAACCAGTACAGCCATACGGCAGACGCCTTCCAGTATCTGCTGCTGGGCATGGGCGAGGGCGGCAACCTGCTGTTCGGCGCGGGGCGCAACATCGCTGCGGTCCAGACAAAGGTGCAGGCGCGGGTGTTTGACCGCGGGGCACGCGCCCCGGTGTTCAGGGCTCGCCGATGATCGAGTCCGACCCCTCCGTCATCGGCGGCTGGTATGTCGCCTTCTTCAACGACGAGCGCCGATTCTGGTGGTCGCCCCTGTGCCGCGACGGGTTCCGGCATGTGGCCGCCTTCGCCTATGACGCCGAGGCCGGCGTCTGGCTGCTCTACGACGTCACGCTGCACCGCACGATCCTGCGCGCCCTATCGTCCGAGCGGATGGACGCATGGGTCGACGCCCTGCCTGCAAACGCCCGCATCGTCCACTTCGAGCCAACGGCCACACCCCACGCCACACCCCTGCGTATTGGTTTCTGGTGCGCCCCGGCCATCGCGCACCTTGTCGGCGTGCGGTCCCGTGCGTTGAGGCCGGAGGCCCTATACCGCGATCTGCTGGCTCAAGGCGCGCGCCCTGCGTTCGAGAGCAAGCCCGTATGAGAAGCCCCAAGCCCGCGAAGGAAGACCCTGCCGTCGTTGCAGCGCGGGAGCGTGAGCAGCGCCGGGCAGAGAACGCACGCACCGAGGAAACACAGGCCCTGCTGATCGGCGCGACCCAGCGGCGTCTTCGCCGCTACGGCAGCATCAACGGCGGTGGCTCGGTGCCGATCTATGGCGGCGGCGGACCGGTTGGGGGCGCGGTTTCGTCTGGTGGCGCAGCGATGGGTGGCGGAAGCGGGTCGATTTACTCTGGTGGTGGTGGCGGTGGCCGCGAGATGGCGGTTCTGTACTGATGGCCGACGACCGCCGCCAAATCACTCGACGCATTGCCGCGGCTGAGCAGGACCGTAATCGGCACGAGCCCTGGATAAACGAGTGCCTGCGCCTGGCGCTACCGACCTATCGGCGCGTCAACGCTCCGGTCACGCCCGAGGCGCGCAACGCCGAGCAGGACGACCAGTTCGACAACGAGCTGGAGATCGTGGCTGAGGACTTCGCGTCCGACATGATCTCGACGTTCACCCCGCGCCACGAGCGCTGGGTGTCGTTCGATCCGGCCGAGAGCCTGACCGAGGGGCAGCGCCGGGAAATCGCACCGCAGCTTCGCGCTTTCGAGGACGCGATCTTTGCCGAGATCGAACGGTCGAACTATTACGACGCCGCTCAGGAGTGCTTCGCGTTCTGGGGCGTGTCGGCGATGATGGTTGCGGTCTCGGACATGGGGCCGCTCAATCCGTTGCATTTTCAGCCTGTCGAGATTCCGGACGCGCTCATGGAGCGGGGTCCGGACGGGTCGGTGACCGGCAAGTGGCGCCAGATGGAACTGACGCCGCTCGACATGCACTTCCTGTGGGGCGAGCGCTACGGCGAGCTGTTCCCTATGCCGGCGAACAACGCGGGGCGGCAGCCTTGCAAGGTCGTCGAGGGCTGCGACCGAGACTGGTCAACGCCCGGCGTTGAAAAGTGGAACTATCGGATCCTCGTCAACGGAAAGGAGCGGGTCAAGGAAACCTACGAGGGCGCCGGATCCTGCCTGCTGATCGCCTGCAGGTTCCGTCAGCAGGCCGACTCCGCCTGGGGGCCTGGCCCGTTCAAAAAGGCGACACCACGCGCACGCGTGCTCGATGAGCTCGGCTACCTGAATCTCAAAGGACTGGGGCGGTCAATCGATCCGCCGTTCAGTTACGAGGAAGACGGCCTCGTCAACTTCGACGGCGGTATGCAGCCCGGCATGGCCTACGCCCGTGCCGTGGGCTCAGAGGCTCCTGAGGCCTTTCTACCCGATGTCCGGTTCGACGCGTCTTATTTCGCTGCGGACGAAATGCGCAAAGCCATCAAGCGTGCCTGCTACCAGGACCGCCCCGAGCAGCCCGGCGATACCCCGCCGACGCTTGGGCAGTGGATGGACGAGAAGGCGTGGAACACGCGCCGCAAGGAACTGCCGCGTGACCGATGTGTCCGCGAGTGGGTTCTGCCGATCATCGAGCGCGTCGCGTGGATTTTGGCCAAGCGCGGCGTGTTGCCGGAAATCAAACTGAAGGGCGGGAAGGCCATTGCCTGCCGGCCGATCAGCCCGCTGTCCAAGGCCAAGGACCTCGAGGACATGAACCTGACCGGCCAGGTTTTGGCGATGTCGCGAGGAATCGGCGAGGCGGTCCAGGTCGGCGTGCCGATCGACGCCAAGGCAACCATGCAGAACCTGATCGAGACGGCAAAAGAGCGTCACATCGTCATGCTGAGCGATGAGCAGATCGCGGCCGCTGAAATGGCCGCTCTCGCCAAAAACGGCGTGGATGACGCGGCCGGGGCCATGAGCCTGCAGGGGCAAGGCGTGTGACCCGTCCAGCGCGTACGTTCGCCAGTCTGCGCCCCGAGCCGCCGGCAGAGGCGCTGCCCGCCGAAGGCATTGCCGCGGCGATGATAAACATCGCGCGCGTACCCGACGGCAAGCACCTCGCAGCCTGGTTGATGGCGGAGATGCGCAGGCCGGCGCACCCCGGCGCCAGTGCCGATCAGCTTCGCGAGGCCGAGGGCGCGCGTCGTGCGTACGAACGCTTGCTGGACATGATGGAGGCTAATCCGACCGTGCGTTGAGAGCCAACGCCCTAGCCGCGCATCGTCCCGGCATGACTGATACCGTCGCCCCGTCCAAGCCATTCGCCATCGGCCGCATGTCCGCGACCGAGCGTGCGATGGGCCGTTACATGCGCGATGAGGGCGGGCACACCCCGGCCGTGCCTGCCGGATCGACGGAACCCGCCGCCACGAGCGTTCCGGCGCCTGCCGATGCAAGCCTGATCGCGCCGTCCGACAGCCACGCCCCCACCCGCCCTGACGGCCTGCCCGAAACCTACTGGGATGAAGCCACGGGCGTCGTGAAGCCGGAAGCCTACACCCGTCTCGCTGAGCTTGAGGCCCAGATCGCCGCGAAGGCGGAGGGTGTGCCCGAGACCCCCGACGCCTACGTTCTGGAACTGCCCGAGCCGGTCGTCGGTCTCGACGGCAAGCCGGTGGCTTTCGACGCCGAAGACCCACTGGTCAAGGCGCTGCTCCCGGCTTTCCACGAAGCCGGCGTTCCGCAGGCCGCCTTCGCCAAGATCTTGCAGGCGTACGCCGCGACCGAGGTTGCTGCGGCCGCTGCCGAGCAGGAAGTCGCGACTGCCTACGTCGCGGCCGAGCAAACCAAGCTGGGCGCGAACCACAAGGAACGCACGGCTGCCCTCCACGGGCAGGTCGTCGCGGCCATCGGGGCCGAGTCGGCTGAAGCCCTGCGCATGCAGATGCGAAGCGCCGACGGCGTGCTCGCTCTCGAACAACTCGTCTCGAAGATCCAGGGACCGGCCATGTCGGCCGCGCCCGCCAAGACCCCGGCCACGCCGGACATCGCAACCCGTCTTTACGGCTAACAGGGGCTACCAACACATGGCTGTTATCGGCAACACCTTCCTGAACCTGCTTGACACGCACCGCGCGACGCCCGAAGGTGCCGTGCTCGAGGTGCTGTCGCAAACGTCGCCGATCATGGCCGACGCCTTCATCGGCGAGTGCAACCGCGGCACCTACCACGAGCACTCGATCCGCACCGGCCTGCCGACCGTGTCCTGGGGCGCGCTCTATCAGGGCACGCCGCAGTCCAAGGGCCACACGCAGGTCGTGAAGGACACGACCGGTTTCGTCGAGGGCATGTCGTCCATCGACACCCGTCTGCTGCAGATCCAGCCCGAGAAGACCTCGCAGCTCCGGCTCGCCGAGGCCTCTGGCTATCTGGAGGCGATGTCGCAGGAATGGACGAGCGGTGTCTTCTACCACGACACTGCCTCCTCGCCCGAGAAGATCAAGGGCCTGTCGGCGCGCTACAACACGCTCGCGAACCCGAACGTCGTCTCGGCCGCCGGCGCCGGTTCCGACAATACCTCGATGTGGTTCGTGACCTGGGGCGAGCCCTTCACCTCCCTGATCCATCCGCAAGGGCTGGTCGGCGGCGTGACTCGTGAGGACATGGGCAAGCAGCGTGTGCTGGATGCCGACAACAACCCCTACTACGTGCAGGAAGAGAAGTTCACCCTGCACACCGGGGTCGCCGTCGGCGACTGGCGCTACAACGCGCGCATCTGCAACATCGACGTCTCCGACATGCAGGCTGGCAGCGTCGATCTCTACAAGTGGCTGCGTCGCGGCTACTACAAGCTGCAGGCCCGTCGCGTCGCTCGTCCGGGCAACGAAATCGCGGGCAGCGTTCCGGCACCGCGCACGGTCATGTACTGCAACCGTGATGTGCTGGAGGCGCTCGACGCGCTGGCCACCAACAAGGGCTCGGCGGACAACTTCGTCCGCCTGACCCGGATGGAGATCGCTGGCGAAGAGGTCCTGACCTACCGCGGTATTCCGATCCGCGAGACTGACGCCCTGCTCAACACCGAAGCCGCTGTGGCCTAAGGGGACCTCGCACCATGATCTTCGACGCTCAAACCCGCTTCTCGAACGCCCAGGCCGTCACGGCCTCGGCGGCTTCGACCAACGTCATCGACCTGATGGCCGCCGGCATCCCCTACGGGAACGACGTGGCCCTCTCGCGCGATCTCGGCATTCACGACATTCCGCTGCGCATCCAGGTCACGACCGCTTTCGCCACCCTGACCAGCCTGAAGGTCGCCGTCCAAACTGACGACAACTCGTCGTTCTCCTCGGCCACGACCGTGCTGGAAACTGAGGCGATTGCCGCCGCCTCGCTGGTCGCCGGCTATCAGTTCAACATCGACAAGTTCCCGCTTAAGACCAGCGAGCGCTACGTCCGCCTGTACTATACGGTGGCTGGCTCTGACGCGACCGCCGGCAAGATCACCGCCGGTGTCGTGGCGGCGAACGAGCAGACCCTGGCGGTCCTGTAATGACCGCCGGCTATCTCGCGCTGGAGCGCATCGTTCTTCCGACGGGTATTGTCGAGAAGGGCGAGAAGTTCGGTTCCGATCTGGTCCCCGGCCGTGCCTGGAAGCCGATCGACAAGGAAGCCAAGGCGGCGGTCAAGGCGCGTGACGAGGCCCGAAAGGCCTCGGACGTGCCTGCTGCTGAGGATCCGCGCGTCGCCGAGCTTGAGGCCCGGGTCGCAGAGCTCGAAGCTGACATCGCAGCCAAGGACGAGCAGATCGAGGCGCTGACTGCGCCGCCGCCTGCTGACGACACCAAGTAGCACTCTCTCCGGGTGGGGCTGACTGGACCCGTCGCAGCAATGCGGCGGGTTCTTCTTTGCCCCGTGCGTTGAGCCCATACGGCCACGCCGCAACATGCGGCCATGCCTGCGTTTTCCGCCCCGATTGAGGTCGTTCAGGCCGCCCTGCACCGTATTGGTGAGGAGGAGATCGCGTCGCTGGACGAGGACTCCTCGGGCGCACGCGTCGCGTCCTCCAATTACGAGGCCATCGTGCGGAGCTTCTTCGCCCGGCACGCGTGGACGTTCGCCAAGCAGACCCTGCCCCTGACCTATCAGGGCGAGGTCGAGTTGGGGCCATGGCTGTACGCCTATGTCTGGGCCGGCGAGGTGACGAACATCCGCTGCGTGATGCGCGACGGCGTCCGACTGCGCGCCGGCGAGTATTCGATCGAGAGCGGACGGGTGCTGACCCGCTGCGATGGAGACCTGCAGATCGTCGCGACGGTGCGGGCGCCGGAAGCCGACTGGCCGGGTGACTTCTCCGAGGCCGTGGTCGTGCGCATGCAGGGTCTGTTCCTCGAGAGCCTGTGCGACAAGCCGCAGGACGGCCGAATGAAGATCAAGGACGCCGATGTCCTGATGCGTGACGCCATCGTGCGGGACAAGCGTCAGGAGCCTGGGGTCGCTGCCGACTTCGTACCGCTGGCCGAGGCATGGCGCGGCTCGCGTCCGTCCAGGCTGGCGCTCCGTGGCTAGGCAGTTCCCGTTCACCACCAGCTTCGCGGCGGGAGAGATCGCCGAAGAGTACATGATGCGCACCGACCTGCAGGTGCGCAACGAGGCCTGTCGCCGGTTCCGCAATGCTCAGAACCTTGCGGGCGGTGGTTGGCGTCGTCGCTGGGGCACGGTCGACGTGGCGGCGCTGACCGGCTTGTCGCGGCTCGAGACCTACGGCGTCGGCGAGGATGACGCGCAGTTGCTGGTGTTCGGCGCGGCGCTGTTTCAGGTCCGTACGCTGGCCGGCGTGGTCGTTCAGACCATTTCGGGCGGCTCGGTTCCGTGGACCGCCGACGACCTGTTCACGATGCAGGTCGCCATCGAGGACGGCAAGATCGTCGTGGCGTCCCGGTCGTTCGCGCCGCGCCTGCTGACGCTGACCGGATCCACGTGGGCCATCGCATCGCTGGGATTCGCCGACGGCCTGAACGGCTCCAAGCTGCAACCGTACTGGCGCTTCGCCGCGCGCGGGGTCAGCCTGACGCCGGGGGCGTACTCCGGATCGGGCGTGTCACTGGCCACCTCCGCCGCGTTCTTCACCGCCGACCACGTCGGCACGCGCCTGCGCTACACGGGCGTCGAGATCACGGTTACCGCCGTAACGGACAGCGACACGGCGACCGGCACGGTTGTCGGAACCCTGTTCCCCACGGTGACGGTCACGGTCGGCTCGTCGACGGGCTTCCTGATCGGACAGGAAGTGCAGGGCGAGGACTCGCAGGTACGGGGCGTCGTCGCCGCCGTCCCGGGCGGGACCAGCCTGACCGTGCAACTGCTGGACGGCTACACCTATTTCGACGCGACCGAGGATCTGATCGGCCCGACCGCCAAGAGCACGATCAGCGCTGTCGTGGCAGCCGGCACGCCCGCCGCGACGACGGAATGGGACGAGGCGCTGATCGGTCTGGAGCGCGGCTATCCGGGCGCCGCGGCGCTGCACCGCAACCGCCTGATGCTGGGTGACTTCCCGGCCGCGCAGAACGTCATGGCGGCCAGCGCGACAGGCGACATCACCGACTTCAATACCGGCAGCGGTCTGGAGACTGACGCCATCATCGAGCGCGTCGGTCGCGAGACGAGCCTGGGCCTCAAGCACTACGGCTCGACCGAGCAGCTTCTGCTGTTCACCGAGGCCGGGGTCTATTACGTGCCCGAGCAGGTCGCCGCGCCGCTGTCGCCGACCAATTTCGAACTGCTGAAGATCGGGCCGGAGGCTGCGGGCGACCCCGTGCCGCTGGACGTCAGCGAGGGCAAGATATTCATCGAGCGCGATAGCGGGCGCGCCATGATCTGCCTGCCGACCGGCAATGTGCGCCGCTCGTGGGAGATCGGCGACCTGTCGGAACTTGCCTACCACCTGATGGGCACGCCGGTTGAGATGGAGCTCGTCGCGGCCGGCACGGAGAGCGACCGCCTTGTGCCGGTCCTGCGAAGCGACGGTCAGGCGGCGGTTCTGACGTATCGCCGCAGCGCGCAGTTCTCGGCATGGGGTCTGTGGACGACGACGGGCGCATGGCGGTCGATCGTCTATGCGGCGGGCGAGCTCTACGCCGTGGCCGCACGTACCATCGCGGGCGTCCTGACGTACCGGCTTGAGAAGTTCAGCACCGATGCGTGGGCGGACGGCATGGTCTCGCTGGCCTCCATCACAACGCCTGTCACGCTCTACGCCGGTCACACGGTCGGCGTCTGGGATGGCGTGTCGAAGATCGGCGAGTATGCGGTCGACGGGTCCGGCGTGCTGGTTGGTGTCGATGACAGCTTCGGCGCGGTCCAGGTTGGCCTCGACTTCACGACCACGGTCGAGAGCGTGCCGCCTGTGGACAGCGAGCGGGGGCTGCGCCCGAACTACAAGATCACGCGCGTCGACGTGGATGCGGTCGAGTCGACGGCGTTCAAGGGCAATGGCGGTGATCCGTCCGGCTGGGTCGGCTCTATCGGGGGACCGACCGGTGCGCAGACGGGCGTGCGTCGCTTCCGTCCGCTCGGGCGCGGAAAGTACCCAACGTTCACGATTGAGCAGGCCGTCGGCGGGCCGCTGCAAGTCCGGTCTGTCACGATGGAGGTCACGAGCTAATGGGCGAATCGACCCCCCTCCTGAAGGGCGCGACGCAGATCATGTCGGGTCGGGCGCAGGCCAAGACCTACAAGACCGAGGCCGTGATGCTCGAGGCTCAGGCCAAGGGCGTGGACCTGCAGTCGCTCCAGTCCAGCGAGCGCCGGCGCGAGGATCTGCGCGCGGGTCTGGCGGCGGTGCTGGCCGGTCGGGCAGCGCGCGGCCTGTCGCTGGACACCCCGTCGGCGATTGCGGTCGAGAAGGAATTGCGGAAGCAGTCGGTGCGTGACGAGGGCGTGGAGCGCGTCGGCTTCGTCAATCAGGCCGGGGCGCTGCGCATGAGCGCCGCCGCGCGTCGCCGCGCGGGTTCGAACGCCAATGTCGGCGGCTACATCATGGCGGCGGGGACGGTGGTGGATGGCGTCGCGAACGCCATGTCGGCCGGGATGGGCGGGGGCCCAGTCAAGAGCAAGGCCGGTGCGTCTGGCCCGAACGGTGGCGGCAAGTAATGGCCACCGGAGAGAACATTCAACGGCGCCGAGGCATTGAGGTCTCGAACCTCGCACCGCAGGTCAACGTCGACACGGGCGAGGCTGAGAACTGGGAGCGCGCTGGCCGCGTCTTCGACAAGCTGACCGAGGCCGCCAAGCCGGACCTGATGCGCCGCGCGGCTGCACGTGGTCAGGCCGAGGGGCTGGCCATCGCGGCGGGCGAGGCGGAGTACAGCGCCCCGCGCTTCACCTTCGGCGAGGTTGCGGCCGCGCGTCAGGCCGCGCTGGAAACTGCGTACAACGCCCGCACCCGTCAGGACATCGACGCCCGCGAGCGTGAGGTGCGTCGCGAGTTCCGGTACGATCCGGACGGCTACGACGCCGCCATGAAGGAGGTCGTGTCCGGGTTCATCCAGGGCGCGCCCTCCGAGTTCGCGGTTGACGTCGAGGGCTATGCCCAGGGCAAGGCGTCCGAGGGGCTGACGTGGGTCGCTGATCAGCGCAGCGTGCGCGACGAGCAGGAGGTCATTCAGGCCACGGCCACGCGCGCCGCAACGCTGGCGGAGCGCATGATCGCGCTGGCTGCCAAGCCGGGCGGCCGTGACTCGTTCGAGTTCCTGCAGGCGAACGCGGAATACGGCGCCCTACAGGAGGAACGCCAGAACAACCCGGCGATCCTCTACAGCGAGGACCAGCGCATTGCCGACGACGAGAAGCTGGACGTCGGCATCATGGGCTCGGAGATCAGCCGCAACAGCGTGCAGGTCTATACCGACAATGGTGGCGGCCTGCCGGGCATGGCGGCGGCGACCCGGTTCCTGACCGACGAGGTTTTGAACGGCGAAGCCTTTGCCGAGCTGACGCCGGAGAGCAGGCAGGCCCTGTTCCGCAATGGTCAGGCCCAGCTTCGAGACTTCTACGCCGTTGCGCGCGAGGAACGCCGTGTCGAGGCGGAAGAGGAGCGTGCCCAGAGGGAGGAAAGGCGTGAACTGGTCGGCGACTACCGCCTGCGGATCGCGATGGGCGAGGTCACCGAGGCCGACATCATGGGCGACGAGACCCTGCAGGATGCCGACAAAGCGACACTGGTCAACGGGGCGCGGGCCAAGGCGCGGGCTGATCGGAACGAGCTTCGCGCCATCGAGGCGCTGGAGCGGTCCGGCGCGGTCGCCATGTACAACGAGTTCCGCGACCAAGCCCAGACGGGCGGCCTGACCGCAGGCGAGATTGGCGACGCGTTGACGGCTGGTCAACTGACGCCCGGACAGGCCGCGACGCTGCGCACGCTCAACGATCGCTCGCTCAAGCCTGTCGTCGATGACGTGCTCGCGCCGGTTCGTGACGCCTCGCGCGCGCCCGGCCGTTCGATGCGCGGTCAGGAGCGCAACATGGCCATCGCGGAGGAGGCGGCGACGCTGTTCGCGCGCTCCAATCCCGACGCCACGCTGAACGAGCGCCTGCAGGCCGGCGAGGCGATCGCGCGCCGCGTGTTCGGCGGACCGACTGCCGGGCGCCCGTCAAGCCCGCAGGCCGCCGCACAGGGCACCGCCGCCCGCATCCGCGCCGTCAACGCCGACATTGCCGCGCGACGTGCTGCTGGCCGCCCGTACAGCACTGCCGAGGCCAACCGTATGAGAACCGAGGCGCAGAATGGCAATTGAGACCGAACAGGAAGTCCGGGCGCGCGTCGCGGCCGTAGCCCCGGGCGCGCAGTTCACCAGCGGAAAGCGGTCGGTCGAGCGTAACCGCGCTGTCGGCGGCGTACCCGGAAGCCTGCACACGCGCGAGGGCGAGGATGGCGGCGCTCGTGCGCTGGACATCGTGCCGGGTTCGTCGGGCCTGTCGATGGAGCAGTTGAACCGCCGCATCGCGTCCTCCGGCCTGAACCTGCAGGAGCGCCTGAACGAGGGCGATCATGTGCATGTGGGCTTCGACGGCCGCCCCAGCGACGTTGGCCCGCCGCGTGAAGGTTACCGCGTCGTCGCCGAGCAGGATCTGGCCGCCGAGGACACGCCAGAATCGCTGGCCGCAGCGGGCTATCAGCTTGACCCCGTGACGAACCGCTGGTTCCGCGTCGTCGGTCAAGAGAACGCTGCGATCCCCGAGCCGCTGGACAACTCCTATGCCGAGCGTCAGGCGGCCCGCGAAAGCCTCGCGCTCGATCAGGAAGAGGCGCAGATCATTCAGGCGGCGATGGTGCCTGACTTTGTGATCGACGCCGCCGCGCCCATCGCAAAGGATATGGCGACAGGCATCTTCCTCGAAGGCGGGCGGGCCGCGATCTCTGGGGTGAAGCGCGGCCTGAACGAGACCGCCGAAGTGCTGGACATCGCCGTCGACAATACGTTGATGCGCATCCCGGGCTTCGCCCAGGTGGACCACTTCCTGCGCGATACCAGCTTCATCGCAGGTCGCATGGTGAGAAATGCTCTCGGCGGAAATGACAGGCGCACGGCTGTCGAAGTCCGACTGGGGGCCGATGCAGCGCAGCGAGACGGCGTGCTCAGCACGACCGAGGGCGAGCGCCCTAACTCCAACACCGGAAAGATCATTGAGGGCGTCTCGCAGTTCGCGACCGGCTTCGTCGGGGCAGGCAAGGTGCTGGGTCCCTGGAGAGCAGCGACGGCCGCGGGCCGGATCGGCAAAGGCATGGTGCAGGGCGCGCTGGCCGACTTCGCCGTGTTCGACGGTAACGAGGCGCGGCTATCCAACCTGCTGGCGGAGCACTCGCCGGCCGCGGTCGCACCGATGTTCGAGTATCTGGCAGCCGACGAGGACGACCCGGAACTGCTGGGTCGCTTCAAGAACTCGCTTGAGGGGGGAGTATTTGGCGCCGGCACGGAGTTGCTGTTCGGCGGCATCCGGGCTTTGCGCTCGGTTCGGCAGATCAAAAGAGAGGCCCAAGAGGCCGCCCTCCGCGAAGGCCTGCAGGTCGATCCGACGCTGGAGCTGACCGAGGCCGCCGTGCGCGGGCAGGAACTGCAGGATGCCGTGCGCGGCGCGCTGGGCAATCCGACCGGGCCGCGGTTCAGCGTCGCGCGAGGTGTCACCGCCACGAGCGGCACGACCCCTGCCGACATCGCCGCGTCCACCGCAAACGTCTTCGACATCAACCTGGCCCGAATTCAGGCCCCGGAGGACGTGCAGGCGGTCATCGTCGGCATGGCCGACCGCTTCGCCAAGGACGCCGATCTGGCGCGCCGTGGAACCCGCTCTTGGGAGCAGACCCGCGAGGCCGCGAACGGCGTCGACTGGGTCGCCAGCATGGCGGAGCGCCGCGTGGGTGGTGCGGTCAATGCCGAGACGGCGCTGGCCTATCGAACGGCGCTGACGTCGTCCGGCGAGAAGCTGCTGGAGCTGGCGCGCAGGGTCGAGGCCGAGCCGACGCTGGCGAACCAGTACGCCTTCCGCCGCGCGACCGGTGCGCATTACGCCATCCAGAATGAACTTCTGGGCGCGCGTGCCGAAGCGGGCAGGGCGCTGAACGCGTTCAGGATCCCGGCCGATGCGCCGGCCACCTATCTGCGCCAGATCGACAGCCTGATCGCGGATGCAGGTGGGGCGAACAGCGCACAGGAGTTGGCCCGGAAGGTGCTGGAGGCCGCTGCGAACGGCGACAAGGCGCTGAACGAGATGATCCGTGGCGGGGCGCTGGCTCGCTCGCGCGAGATCGTGAAGCTGGCCTACACCAACAGCCTGCTGTCCGGTGTCGGTACGCCGCTGATCAACATCGCGGGCAACGGCATGATGCTGGGTCTGAACATCTCCACCCGCAGTCTGTCGCCGCGCATGGCCCGCGCGTTCGGCGGTCAGGCGTCGACGGCTGTCGGCGAGGCGTCTGCGCTGGTCCACGGCTACCAGCAGGCCCTGCGCGACATGTTCCGCCTGAACCCCATGCAGGCCGCCGAGCGCATCGGTGCTGATGCTGGCGCCGCTCTGCGTCGTGACGGCGTGTTCCGCGGCATGGCGCCGGGTCTGGACGACGCTGCGCCCAACGGCATCAACCTGCGCGCCGAGCGCGAAGAGGCGGGCATGGCCAGCGGCCGTCCGCTCTCGGCCGGCGCATGGCGCGTGTCGGAAGACTCGACCCTGGGACGCGTGCTGGACATCATGCAGATGGTGGTCGAGGCCCCGTCGAACCTGAACGCCCTGACCGACGACGCCTTCAAGACCATTGCCGCCCGGGGCGAATTGCATGCGCAGGCCTTCCGCCGTGTCGCCAGCGAGGGGCTGGAAGGCGAGGCGGCGCGCGAGCGCTATGCCGACCTGATGGACAATCCGACCGACGACATGCTGTCGACGGCCGAGAAGGAAATGCACGACCTGACGTTCACGCGTGAGACTCCGGGCATGGCTGCGAACCTCGCCGACCTGCGTCGGTCGATGGACAACAACCCCACGCCGATTCCGTTCGGCACGATCATGCTTCCATTCCTGCGTACCCCGGCAAATCTTGTCTCGGTCGGGATGCGCCACTCGCCGCTGGCTCCGTTCAGCCGTCGCTTCCGTGACGCCTTGGGCGAGGGTGGAGCGGCTGCGGAGAACGCCAAGGCGCAGATGGCCATCGGCACGGCCCTGTGGTCGGTCTGGATGGGCATGGCGATGGACGGTCAGATCACCGGCGCCGGACCCGGCAATCGCGGTCAGCGCGAGGCCATGCAGCGGGTCGACGAGAACGGCGGAACGATCTTCCAGCCTTACAGCGTCCGCTTCGGTGATCGCTGGTTCAGTTTCGAGCGTGCCGACCCGATGGGGCAGGGCATGGGGCTGATCGCCGACATGGCCGACCTGATGAAGAACGGCGACTGGGATTCGGATCGCAACGGTGAGTTGGACGAGGTCGCCGCGCACGCAGTCATGGCGCTGGGTCAGGCGTTCTTCAACAAGACGTCGTTGCAGTCGGTGACCGAGGTTACGTCGGCGATCCTGGACGGCACGACGGCCGACGCCGAGAAGCTGCTGATGCAGCGCCTGTCGGGCGCTCTGCCGGGCAGCTCGGCTATGCGCATGGTCCGCCGTGGCGAGGATCCGTACCTGCGCGAGACGTGGAACGTGGCCTCGGCCATCCGCAACACCGTGCCCGGCCTGTCAGATAACCTGCCTCCGCAGCGTGACTTGTGGGGCAAAGAGCGCACCTATCAGACCGGCCTCGGCACGCTGTACGACGCCGTGACGCCGATCCAGACGCGCGAGGCGGGCGGCTCGGCCATCGATTTGGAAATCCTCAACAACGGCGTGTCGGTGACCATGCCGGGCCGATCGATCAACGTCATGGGCGAATCCGTGTCGCTCAAGAACCGGCCGGACATCTACAGCGAGTTCCTGCGCCTGTCGGGCGAGCCTGCGTTCGAACACCTCAACGCCGTCGCCGAGGGGCGTCACGTCGACAGCGACTTCTACTTCAGCCTCGATAGCGGGCCGTCGGGCGGCAAGGCCGAGTACATCAAGGACGTGATCGCCGCCTATCGGTCGGACGCCCGCGCGCAGATTCTGGACATGTACGCCAGCGAGTTGCAGGGTATGGCTGCCGAGCGTGTTCGCCGGCGTGACGAGGTGCGACTGGATCAATGAGGCGCTGGTTGACGCGGACGGGGCAGGTCGTGCTTGCGGGCGTGGGCCTGCTGCTGGCCGGGGTTCTCGCGCTGGGCATGCTGACGAACGTCGGTGTCGTCCTCGTGCAATTCGTCTTCGGGTTGCCGGTGCTGATCTGGCTTTTGGGCATCGGTTTCGGGGGCGTGGGCCTGGTGGTGTGGGCGGTGACGCGGCGCACCTAACCCCCGTGCGTTGAGCCGCGCACCACCACCCGCAATCTGGCCCGATGGCCAGACTGACAATCCCCGACGAGCAGACGTTCGCCGAGTTCTCGGTTGTCACGTCCACCACTGACTTCCCGGTCAGTTTCAGCCTGTTCGCCAAGGCGGACCTGACCGTACTGGTGGACGGCACTGACGTCGGGCAGGCCGCCTTCTCCTTCTCGGGCACGCTGCTGGACGGGGGCGGCTATGACGGGGGCACGGTCGTCCTCAACACGGCGGTGGACGACGTCACGGTCCGCATTGAACGCAATGTCGCCCCGGCCCGCACCTCCAACTTCGCCCCGGCCGCCAGTACGCCTGTCGGCGCGGTAGATCAGGCGCTGAACCGCGTCACGGCCGTCCAGCAGGATCACAGCCGTCGGATCGACGACGCTCAGGGCGATCTCGACGACTTCGCCGCTGACGTGGCGCACGTCGATGCGCAGGTCGCCGCGGTTCAGGCGATCTTTGGCGTCGCTGGCGAAGTGCAGTCTGGCGCGTCGGTGACGTTCCTGAACGGCGGCACGGGGCCAATCGCGACCGACGTGCAGACGAAGCTGCGCATGCTGCCGCGCTCGGTGACGGAATACCTCACCGTTCAGGCGGCGCTGACCGATGCGCACACCAACACCCACGCGCTGTTCTTTCCTACCGGCCTGATCACCTCCGCCACCGGCCTGTCGGTCGATTTCGACGCCCGCTCTGACGATCCGATGCTGTGGAAGGGCGAGGGCTTTTGCATCTCGAACTATGCCAAGGGCTCGACCTTCAAGTTCACCGGTTCGGGTAGCGCGGCGCTGACGTTCATCAACGTCGGCGCCAACACCGACATCCAGAACAGCCCGTTTGTGCTCGAGGATTTCGCCATAGTCGGCGACAGCCCGAACGCGGCCAAGTCTGACGGCATCATCGGACCCGCCAGCGGCATCCTGGAGTTCCGGAACATGCTGTCCGCCGATCACGGCGGCCACGGCTACAATCTGACGCGCGGCTATGCGGTCACCATCCGGGGCGGGTTTGTCTTCGGAAACTGGGGCGACGGCATTCGCTTCACCGAGGCGGCCAACCGCATCGCGCTGGAAAACGTCACCTCATTCGCCAATGGCCGAGACCCAGCGGTGCTGGGCTCGAACATCCGCATCAATTGCGCGTCCAACCCGGCGTTTGGCGCGACGGTCACGAACTGCGACGTCAGCTATGGCGGACGGGACCTGTGCAGCGTGGCGCTCGGCACGTTGACCAGTATCGTGGTCTCGGGCGGTGTCGCCACGGCCAACGCGCCGGCCCACGGCCTGACGACGGGCTTCTATGTCTCGCAGATTGGTGGGGCAGTGGATCTGAACACCACGCCGCGCGCCTTCTTTTCCACGATCACGGTCACCGGGCCGGACACATTCACCTGGGCGACCTCCGCAGCCAACGGCACCTACAACGACGCCGACCTGCGCATCAAAACCTACTGCTACGGGTTCCTTGCCGGCGGCCTGTACGGCGCGACCATCCGCGGTCTGTTCTGCGAGGAGCCCTCGGGTTGGGGCGCGTACTATTCGTCGACGAACTTCGGCGTCCTCCACCACGGCGGGTTCATGCTGCAGGGCTGGATCGGCGTCGAGAACGCCCAGAACGTCGAGGTGGACGGCGTCCACTTCCGCGGCGCTCGCGCCGGTCTGTACGTCACAGAGGTCAACGACCGCGCGACGAACAATGTCGGGGCGGCAAACACCTTCGTCGACGGCGCCACGTTGGTGCTGCCGTCGTTCTACATGCGCAACGGCGTCCGCTACGGCCCCTCGACCCCGACGACCGGCACCTGGGCGGTGGGCGAGTACCTGCTGAACAGTGCGCCTTCGGCGGCCAACCCGTGGACGAGGCGAGAGTGCGTGACGGCCGGGACGCCCGGCACATTCCGCACGACGGCGTGGATGACCTACAAGGACACGACGGCGAACCGCCCGACACTGACCGCGATCGATGTCGGCGTGAGCTATCTCGACACCACCCTCGACGCCGACGGAAAACCGATCACATGGACCGGTACGGCTTGGGTGGACGCGACCGGAGCTGTCGTCTAAATCCGTCCAACTCGCTGCGTAAGTCTTTGATTTATTACGCACGAACAAACCGCTAACAGTTGGACGGTTGCCAACGATTTCAAAGTGGTCCATCTGGTTTGGGACCAGAGGGTCGGAGGTTCGAATCCTCTCACTCCGACCATCACGTTTTCGGCGATCGCGCGTTGCGCTGCTTGAGCCGTTGTCGACGAGTCCGGAGCTTCCCATGCTTGCCCGCATCTACCGCCCCGCCAAGACCGCGATGCAGTCCGGAAAGGCCAAGGCGAGAGACTGGCGTCTGGAGTTCGAGCCGGCATCGGCGCGGACGATCGATCCGCTGATGGGCTGGACCAGTTCGTCGGACATGAACGGCCAGGTGCGGCTGACCTTCGACACGGCGGAAGAGGCGGTGGCCTATGCCGAGCGGCACGGCATTCCGTTCCGCCTGCACGAGCCGCAGGATCCGCCGGTGATCCTGAAGGCCTACGCCGACAATTTCGCCACCTTCCGCAAGCAGCCCTGGACGCACTAA